AGATCAACTGAGCATTCCATCAAGACAAATACCGTGGAAAAGTATTTCGGTGCCAAGTTCCACAACCTGTTTTTCCAGCAGTCCGAACTGGACATTACCTCGCAGGAGTATCGTATCTGGTGGAACGTGCTCTACTATGAAAACAAGGTCGGCACGTTTACCGAGAACACTGAAGATGGCCTGCTTAATGCCTGGTGGAATGGCGAGAAATTGCGAGACACCGGAAGCACGAAGTGGACGCAGATTGTCTCCGACTGGCCCGATGGGTCCGACCCGACCCGCGGCTACCTGATTGTTCGGCAAATCCTCGACCAATCCGACCTCGATTTCGATGAGGCCATTGGCGCAACCGAGGTGACATTTACGGATGGGGAGCAACTGGTGGGCAACACCAGCGGCGCGACGGCGACCTTCGTGCAGGCTCCGGCATGGGGGGCAGCAAACGATCTGCGCGGTGTGGATGCGGTTTCCCGGCAGGGCAGACCAAAGCGAGCCCTCAGTGCCTTCTGGGGCAGCGCGACGAGCATGTACGAGCCGGGCGGCATCGGTTGCTCGTTCGACAAGTGCCTTATCAGGGGGTTCAACAGTTTTTGGGGCTCGCCCGGAAGCTGGTTTTTCCGCAGCGACACGGCGGCGCTCGACAGTACAGATTATGCGCACTTCGGATCATCGCATTGCCTGTTCGACAGCGCATACCTTGTTGCTCAGCCCTTCACATCGAACCCCGATCCCGACAACTACGTAAAAGACGTGAACGCGCCCAATGCTGACAACAAACTGATATTTAATGCCTGCAAGAAAAACCTGCCCCGCATCCCGACGAAAAACGGGGTCCACCACTCCTGCGTCCGTCATCAGTGGATGTCCACGTGGGCGCAGAACAAATGCTCGTCCCACTGGTATGGCGGGCACATGGGTATCACGGACTTAACCGTGGACGGCGGCAGCGGCTGGGGTCAGAGCCCGTCGAGCGGCGAGGAACAGCCCGCATACCGCATGGCGTCGATCGACCAGCCTGACTACGACCTTATGGCGGTCAATCCGGGGCGTCTGAACGTGAACCTCTACGGCGGCGTCTACTGCGGGGGCGGGCTGGTGTTCCAGTGGTTCGAAGAAAACGTCTGGTGGCGGCCGCCTCACTGGGTGGTCTATGACAACTGCATCATCCATGCCGGTGGCGGCACAGGGAACTTGATGAACTTCGCCCACAGCCGCTCGGCCTTCAAGAATTGCGAACTGGGCTTCCCCTCCTACCTCGATCTTGGACCACGGGGACGCCGCCGCATGGAGGGCACGTGCTTCCATATTTCGTGGACGAACGGGGACGCGGGCCTCGACCCGAACATCTATGGACCGGATGATCCAACGCCGGTCAGTTATGCAGAAAATTGCACCTTCATATACGCCTCGGGCAACATCGACCCGGCAACGGACGTGCAGCTATGGACCGAGCAGCGCGGGCGCGTCGTGCCCTACATCAACTGCACCGTGGTCATCGGGGAGCCTGACAGCGCGCCCGGTGTTCCGGCGATTCTGGCGGCGAATGTCGCGCCGATGCCAACATAAGCTTCAGGAGTCAGAGGCATGAGCTTCGCAACGATCTTCACGTCCGCCGGCCTGTCGCGAATGAGCGCCGCCGCCGCCGCGGGGCAAGCCATAAACGTCACGCACATGGCCGTGGGGGACGGGGACGGCAATGCGGTCACGCCGGCGGTCGATCAGACTGCACTCGAGCGGGAGGTCTACAGGGCCACGGTCAACCGGGTCTATCGCCCGGATCCGGTCGGCAACCCGACCACCTTCGCGGCCGAGCTGGTCGTGCCCGCGTCCGAGGGCGGATTCGTCATGCGCGAGGTGGGTGTCTTCCTTGACGACGGCACGCTGTTCGCGGTCGGCAACCTGCCGGAGACTTACAAGCCGGAGGCGGCTGAAGGGGCCTTCGCCGACACCGTGGTCCGCGTCGATTTCATCGCCAGCAACGTCGACGTCATCACGCTGATCGTCGATCCGAACACGGCCGTCGCTTCGCAAACCTGGGTCACCAACAACATCACCGCGGGATTTCTACTGCCGGGCGGCCTTACCGGGCAGGTGCTGACGAAGCAGTCGAACGCGGACGGCGACACGTACTGGGCGGACCCGGCCGCCGCGAACGTGGTGGTCAACACCATCGAGGAATACCAGACGCTCGCGTCCGCGCAAACCGTGGTGAACCTTTCGACCGTCACGACCTACGGCCTGGCCGTGTTCATCGACGGCACGCGCCTGCGCGAGGATGCGACCGCCGATGGCTGGCAGCCTGACGGCGGCGATCCGACGATCCTGACGCTCGGTCAGTCCTACCCGGCCGGCACCGAAATCACGATGGTGCAAAACGAGCCGACGGCTGGCCTGCCGGAGTTCCTGCGCAAGGATCAGAACCTGGCCGACGTGCCGAACAAGGCTCTGGCCCGCGCCAACCTGGGCGTCGATCCGCCGGGCCAGATTTCATTCTTTGCCGGCGCCAACGCGCCGCCGGGCTGGCTGAAATGCAACGGCGCGCTGCTGTCGCGCACGGTCTACGCGGACCTTTTCAACGTGATCGGCACGACCTTCGGCAACGGTGACGGCGTCACGACCTTTCGTCTCCCAGACTGCCGCGGCGAGTTCTTCCGCGCCTTGGACGAGGGTCGCGGGCTCGATCCGGGCCGGGTGCTGGGCACAATCCAGGACGACGCCATCGGTCTGCGCCTTGGCACGAACGGCGCGGTGGTGGGGTCCGTGTTCGTCTCGACCAGCAGGACGCAGTCGGAGCCGCTGCTCGACGCGATCGAGGGCATGGCCCAGGGCAACAAGTTCATCGACTCGAATACGGCGTCCGTGTCGCGAGCCCTGATCACGCCATCTTTCGAGACGCGCCCGCGCAACCGGGCGTGGATCTGCTGCATCAAGTTCTGAGGAGGCGCGCCCATGATGGTATATCAGTACGATCACGCCGGGATCTTCGTTCACGCTACCGAGGCAGATCCGTCGCCGCTTGAGCCCGGCAAGTGGTTGATCCCGGCCCGCTGCACCCAGGTGGCTCCGCCCGTGGATGTTCCGGAGGGGCAGGTGCCGCGGTGGAACGGCGCGGAGTGGCAGCTCGTGCAGGAGCCCACGCCCGCGCCGCAGACGCCATGCCCCGTAGCCAAGCTGCAGGCTTTTCTGGCCGCCAATCCCGACGTCGCGGATCTCCTGGATATCTGAGCTCGGCGCGGCAGGGAAATCCGGCCATGGGCATGGCGGGACGCGCTCGTGAGACTTGCCGCACCTGAAGGTCAGACGAAACGGGACAAGGCGAAATGGTCGAAAGATTTCTCCACGGCGTCGAGGTTGTAGAAATCACCACGGGGCCGCGTCCCGTTCGCACGGTGCGGTCGGGTGTCATCGGCATTGTCGGGACCGCTCCGAACGCAGCTGGCGCGACGGCCGCGACACTGCAGACCGGCCGGACCTCGGCCGACACCGCCATTCTCTATACCGCCGCCAGCGCGGGGATGGCGGGCAATGCCATCACCGTCGAGCTGGCGGACCCAGGATCCAACAGCGCCGCGCTGGCGGTGACCGTCTCCGGCACGGCCATCACGGTCACCTTGGCAACCGACGTCGCGGGCGCCATCACCTCGACGGCGCAGGAGGTCATCGACGCCATCGCTGCAGCGCCCGAGGCCGCCGCGCTGGTGACGGCGAGCAACGCGACCGGAAGCGACGGCTCTGGCGTCGTGCGGGGCACGTTCCGCCCGCAGGCGCTGAGCGGTGGCGCGGAGGAGCCATTTCCGCTCAACACGCCGGTGCTCGTCGCGGGCAACCGCGGCGCGGTCGCGGATCTCGGTGCCGACGGCACCCTGGCCGCGGCGCTCGACGGGATCTTCGACCAGATCGGCGCAGTGGTGATCGTCGTGCGCGTCGAGGAGGGTGCGGACGAGCCGGGCACCATCGCCAACGTGGTGGGCGGCGTCAGCGCCGTGGATGGCAGCTTCGAGGGGGTGCACGCGCTGGCGGGCGCCGAGAGCGTCGTGGGCTTCGCGCCGCGCATTCTTTGCGCGCCGGGCTTTACCCATCAGCGCACCGGTGGCGCGGCCAACCCCGTGGTGGCGGAGCTTCTGGGCATCGCCGAGCGCCTGCGCGCCGTGATCATCGCCGACGGGCCGAACACGACCGACGAGGACGCGATCACCTACCGCGAGGATTGGGGAAGCGATCGGCTCTACGTGGTCGACCCGTGGGTGCGCATCCTGGCGTCGGACGGCTCAGTGGTGGCGGAGCCTCCATCGGCGCGCGTTGCAGGGCTCCTGGCCAAGATCGACAACGATCAAGGGTTCTGGTGGAGCCCGTCGAACCAGGTCATCAACGGCATCGTGGGCACGGCCCGGCCGGTCGATTTCAAACTGGGCGACGCCAACAGCCGCGCCAACCTGCTGAACGAGCCGTGAATGCCTACCTGCGCACGCTGCAGGGCCTCGGCGCAATCCTTGGGGGCGAGTGCTGGCCCGATCCGGATCTGAACACCCCGGCGAACATCAGCCAGGGCAAGATCTACTTCAACTTCGACTTCACGCCGCCTTACCCGGCCGAACACATCACGTTCCGGTCGTTCCTGACCAATGAATACATCTCGGAGATCTTCGCATGACCCCGGCACGCGACGTCCTGAAGAACTTCAACCTGTTCGTGGATGGCCGCGGCTATGCCGGCCAGATCCTCGAATACAGCCCGCCGGACCTGACGATCGCAACCGAGGACTTCCGCGCCGGCGGGATGGACGCGCCCGTGGCGGTGGAGATGGGGCAGGAAGGTCTTGAGACGTCCTTCCAGCTTTCGGCATACGATGCGGACGTGCTGGCGCTGTGGGGTGTCCGCGAGGGCGCGTCGGTGCCCCTGACGATCCGCGGCGCGCTTGAGAGCTACGACAGCACCGTCAAGCCGGTGATCCACAAGATGCGCGGCAAGATCACGTCGCTGCAGCGCGGGACGTGGACGGCGGGCCAGCAGGCACCGCTGAGCGTGTCGATGCGCCTGGACTACTACCAGGAGACGCACGACGGCCGTGTCCTTCACGAGATCGACGTGCCCAACATGCGCCGCGTCGTCGGCGGCGTGGACCGCCTGTCGGGCCAGCGCGCCGCCATGGGTCTGTGACATGGCCGATCGCACGCCGGACTACCTGACGGAGAATGCCGACAACTCGGTCACCGTGTCCTTGATCCGCGGCGTCGATGCTGACGGCGTGACCCTGATGTCGGTCACGCTGCGCGAGCCTACGGTCGACGATCTCAAGGCCGCGCAGACCGTGGGCAAGGGCAATTCTGCCAACGCCGAGACGGCGTTGATCGCAAACCTTGCGGGCCTCGATCCGGCCACGCTCGGCGCGATGAAGCTGCGGGATTACGCCCGTGTGCAGGCGGCGCTGGGTTTTTTCGAGCTCTGAGCGCGGAGCACATCCGCGCCGGAGCCCTGCTGCTCGCCCGAGAAACCGGCTGGTCCCGGGCAGAGATCGGCGCGATGCCCGTGACAGAGTTCCTGTGGTGGATCGAGGGGCTGCCGCGCCATGAGCCGTAACCAACGCCTGAACGCGACGCTGACGATCGGCTCGGTTCTCGATCGGTCGGTCGGACGGCACCTGAACATCGTCTCGCGCGGCCTCGGGCGGGTCAACGACGAGATCGGCCAGCTCACGTCGCGCCGCCGCGACATGGAGCGCCAGCGGCGCGAGCTCGAGAAGCAGGGCCGAAGCGTCGACGAGCTCGACCGCGAATACGAGCAGCTGGGCCAGACGCTCGACGATCTCCGCCGTCGCCAGGAGCGATACGAGCGCGCCGTCGTGGCCGCGTCGCGTGTCGGTCACCGGTTTGGCGAGATGACGCGCGAGGTCGGCCGCTTTGCCCGCAATGCAGCGCTGGGCGTGACCGCGCTGGGCACGGCCGCCTTTGGTAGGGCGTCCTCGACAGCATCGGCCGCCGACCAGATTGGCCGCTTCGCGCAGCTGGCCAACACGTCGCCGCACGACTTCCAGAGGATGGCGATCGCGGCCGAGTCGGTCGGCATCGAAAACGAGAAGCTGGCCGACATCCTCAAGGACGTGAACGACCGGATCGGAGACTTTCTGCAAACGGGCGGCGGCCCGATGGCCGATTTTTTCGAGAACGTCGCGCCACAGGTTGGCATCACGGCTGACCATTTCCGTGACCTGTCGGGCGCGGATGCGCTGCAGCTCTACGTGCAGACGCTACAGGACGCGAACCTGTCCCAGCAGGACATGACATTTTACATGGAGGCGATGGCGTCCGACGCGACGGCGCTGATCCCGCTTCTGGTCGACAACGGTCGAGAGATGAATCGCCTTGCGGACGCGGGGGAGCGTGTCGGTCGCGTACTTGGCGACGAAACGATCGCGGCGTCGCGCGAATTCAACGAAGCGATGCGCGATGCGCGCGGGTCGGTAGCCGGTTTGCGAAACATTATCGGGGCGCAGCTGATGCCTGTGGTCACCGACGCGATGCGCAGCTTCGGCGCCTTCATGAGTGAGAACCGCGAGGGCGTCACGCGCTTCGCCGAGGCGCTGGCGACCGGCATCGGCGATGCTTTGCCGGTCGTCGGCCAGATGGCGCGCGGGGTGGGCCGGATCGCCGAGCAGGTGGGCGCGACGACAGCGGCGGTCGCTGAGATGGTCGGCGGTTGGGAGAATTTCGGAATGATCGTGGGCGGCATTTTTGCCAGCCGCGCCATTCTTTCTATCGGTGCATTTGCGGCGTCGGTGTGGCAACTGGGCGCCGCGCTGGGCGCCCTCGCGGCGCCGACTGTCCTGCCGGCAGTGGTTGCGGGCATTCAGGCCATCAGCGCGGCTGTCATGGCCAACCCCATCGGCGCGGCCATAGGCGCCATCGCATTTGGTGCCGTGTTGATCTGGCGCAACTGGGAGACCATCGGCCCAAAGGTGCGCGCGGTTCTTGAGCGCATTGGCGATGGCTTCACCTGGTTGCACGAGACGATCGTGCAGCCCGTGGCCGAGGCGCTGCGCACGGCCGGGCAGGGGATCGTCGCGGCGTGGGAGCAGGTGAGGGCCGGTCTAAGCGCGGCACTCGAGGCCATCGGTGCCGCGTTCCAGCGGGCTTGGGCGATCATCGAGCCGATCGTCGCCGCGCTGAAATGGGCACGGGACAATGCTGGCGCCATCATCGACAACATCGGATCGCGGTCGCGGGATCTCTACGACAGCGCCCCGGAGACCCGCGGCGACATGCGGAGCCGGGCCGTGACGATCAACGCGCAGGGCATGTCGGCCGCCGAGGTCATCGCCGAGCTGGACCGCCGCCGCGATCTGGCGATGCAGGGCGCGCTCTACGATTCCGCGGCGAGCTATGGCCAATACGGGGGCGAATATGGCTGACCGCATGATGCAGCTGGGGTTCTTCCAGTTCTCGATCGACACGGCCGCGTACCAGGAACTGACCCGATCGGCCGAGTATCGATGGGCGGCGCAGTCGCGGGTGGGTGCGGTCGACGCGCTTCAGTTCACGGGCTACGGCGCGGAGGAGATCCAGCTGCGCGGCGTGATCCTTCCGGAGTACCGCGGCGGCACGGGTCAGATCGGCAAGATGCGCACGCAGGCCTCTCTGGGTTTTCCGTTGCCGCTGATCTCAGGGGGCGGTCGCGTGTTCGGCCTATGGGTCATCCTCGGGGTCCGCGAGGGCCAACGTGTCTTTGCTCGAGGCGGCGCGCCCCGTCGGCAGGACTTCGAGATCCGGCTGCGTCGATACGATGGAGGCTTGCGTGGACTACTACCGTTCTAAGGACGGCGACACGGTCGACCTGATCGTCTGGCGATACTACGGCCGCCAGAACAACCTGATCGTTGAGCGTGTGCTCGAGGAAAACCCAGGCCTCGCCGATCATGGCCCGAGCCTGCCGGCCGGACTGCGCATCGCCCTGCCCGAGATCGCCGAAGAGCAGCAGACGGAGAGCGTGCGGCTGTGGGGCTGATGGACTGGAAGCCGGCCTTCAAGGTCACGGTGGACGGCGAGGACATCACGTCGATCCTGGCGTCGCGCCTTGTGTCGCTGACCCTCACCGACGCGCCGGGCGTGAAGTCCGACAGCGTCGAGATCGCGCTGGCCGATCACCTTCCGATCGCAAGACTCAAGGTGCCGCCGCCGGGTGCCGAGATCACCGTGGCGCTGGGCTACACGTTCCGCACGAAAGACATGGGGCTTTTCGTCGCCGACAGCGTGGACTGCAGCGGCCCGCCCGACGTGATGCGCCTGCGCGCCACCGCGTCGCCGAACGGGGCCAGCACCAGCGGCCAGACCCCGCTGACCGAGCAGAAGACGCGCAGCTGGGAGGCGGGCACCACCATATCGGTGCTCGTGCAGACCGTCGCGGGCGAGCACGGACTGCGGCCCGGCGTGTCGGAGAGCCTTGCCTCGATCGCGCTGCCGCACATCGACCAGATCGACGAGAGCGACATCAACCTGCTGACCAGGATCGCCCTTGACCATGACGCACTCGCCAAGGTGGGCGGCGGCGTGTGCGTGATGGCCAAGCGCGGCGAGAGCCTGACCGTGGCGGGCGAGCCCATGCCGGTTGTGCGCGTGACGCCGAAGCAGGTGACGACGTGGCGGTGGGGCCGGTCGCTGCGCGATCCCGCGGGAAAGGTGGTGGCCAGCTGGCGAGACCAGGACGCGGCGGAGGACAGGGAGGTGGAGGCGGGCGACGGTGAGCCGGTGCGCCGCCTGCGCCGGCGATACCCCGACGAGGCCAGCGCCCAGGCGGCGGCCGAGAGCGAATACAAGCGCGCCGCGCGCGCGGGGCAGAAGTTTTCCCTGACCATGCCCGGGGATCCCGACCTGGTAGCGGAAGGGCGCCTGGTCGCCGCCGGATTCCGGTCCGAGATCGACGGCGAGTGGCTTGTCACGCACGTGACTCACACGCTCGACGCCAGCGGATACCGCTGCAGCGTGTCATGCGAGCCTCCGGAGCCGCCGGCCGAGGCTGCGACGGGATAGGGCGCAGC